TCATCGTATCAGTCGTTTCAATGTCCTGTGCGGTGCCACCATCTTCATCATCTAATGCTGTTCCTTCATCAGACTGACTAACTCTTGGAAAATAACTTTCCTTGAGTGTGTTAAGTTTTTCTTTGAAGGACTCTTCATCGGAAAACTCAACGTCCTGTACTAATGTGCGAAACTTTTCAACTTCTGTGTCAGCTAAATCTTCGGAAACGTCAGAAATAGCCGATTCCCGAACCAAAACATCCTTAACTTCTTTAGATTCGATATTCTTTTGAATCTCTTCGTTAAGTTTTTCTTCTAGTTCAGTAATCTTTTCAGATTGTGCCTCAAGTACATCGTACTTTTCATCAGGCACATCAATATAATGGTCTTCAAACAACTGTTTCAGCCCAGAGATGAAGTCTTCTGCAATCTCGCCTTTAAGTCCACGTTCAATTGCCAACTCGTTCTCTTTTGTCCATTCGTCTACTACGTAATTAAGATAGTTGTCAACCTTTTCTGTCAACTCTTCTTTGACAGTTTCTAGGTTTTCAGCGGCCTCGACCTTGAGTTCATCATCAATACGAGTGATTTCCTCACGAGTCCGTGATTTTACTGCAGCTTCAAATATTGTTGAAGCTTTTTCCTTGAATTCCTCAGAAAGTTCTTCACCTTCTACGAGGGCATCAACGTCTTCTTTAACATTGATCGATTTAATTTTCTCTTCGATCTCTGCTTTTTCAGCTTGCAACTTCTCAAGAGCTTCTTCGGTTTCTGCATTTTCTGCTTCTTCCAATTTCGCAGCGTGAGCAGTCAACATTTCTTCAATGTCAGCCTTTTTCATTTTTGCGATATTCTCAAGATGTTGAGCTTTTGTGAGTTTCTTGTTCTCTACAAGCTCATCGCCGTCATGTTCAACTTCATCACCAGCAGCGAGTTTTTTCTTCTCGCCGGGCAATGCTTCTCCAGAACTTCCTTGTTTCACTTTAGGTTCTCCTTTTGCCTGGCGTTCGATGTCTTTATCGTTCGCTGGTTTAGCCTGAGCACTTGCGGCTTTACCAATTGCCATATCGGGCTCGTTATTGGGAGCAGATGCTTCTTTTCCAGAACCGTCTGCAGCGACAGATGCTTTAGCACCTTTACTATTTTTCTTCATAGGCCCGCCGTCTGTTGTTTCTCCAGAAGCAGCATCACCTGTATTTGCACCGTGTTTCTGGCCGCCAACGTCTGCACGTTCGCCAGGTACGGATTCTGCTTTGTCAGCGCCTGCAACATTTGGGGCAGGGTCACTGGCTTTGCCAACACTGTCTCCAGCGTTGTTGGAGCCCAGGCCTAAGTCCTTTTTGGCACCACTTGTACCATCATCCAAAGGCTTTTCAGAAGCTTCTTCAAGTTCTGCAAGAACTTCCGCTTCTAGCTCCTCTATTGTTTTATCTAATTCGGACATAGGGTATCTCCTTTGCTATCCTGTAATATTTATTTATAAATTACAACCTTTTAAGAAATTTTGCGAACGCTAAAGCCTTCCGCTTTTCGTCCATTCTTACTTGTTTCACATCAAATTCTTTCTGCATTTGAACCAATTCTGACTCAACTAGTGCGCCATTGTTCCAAACCCACTCTTTACCTTCCATTATTCCCTCTACAAACGCATTAGGCGCAGAAGGATCAGCAACGATATCCGCAGCTGTAGCAAGATAAAAATCATCTTTTACATAGTTAGTTCCACCTCTGGATTCCAAACTACCCATGCCTCTTGAAGAAACACCTAGTTTGGCACCCTCGTCCATTAGATTTTTTACGATTTCTCCCATTGGTGTGGACATAATCTTTGCCTCGCCAATGAAATTTTTCCCATCAGGATATAAATCTGTAATCATGTGGGAAACTCTCTCAAGATTAACAGTTGGCCCGTCTGGATGACCCAGTTCGCCAAATGCACGTTTCTCTTGAATAAAATTTTTATTGTATTTTGCAACCTCTTTTGCAAGAATTGGTTGGGGATATACACGGCCGTTGCGATTTTTTACATCAGATTGCATGAAAACACCCCTAATTTTATAGGATTTGTTTCCAGAACCTTCCACAAGTTCCTCTGTGATAAATTCTACCTCTGATAGTTCTTCAGCAATTAACCGCATAGTTCTTTCCTTACGTTATATTATCAAAACCTGATACTTTACGACATTTAAGGATAATTGTTCCAACGCAAGCCGCATCATTTTCAAAGTAAATATCACCATCTATACCAGTTCCAGCATTATTTGGAATAGATACACCAGACTGAGCGCTAGCATTATAGTTACCACTACCATTCAAAGATAGAGCAACTACGTTAGTCGTTGCGTTCCATTCGATATCTGTGTGTGAGCTTACAGACCAGAAACAAGAAACAATGGATACTCTAGGGTCTGTCGCAGCGCCCGCAAGTTCTGAAACGTCAACAACTTTTGTTGCCGTACCATTTGTACCAGTAATTGTGGTCTTGGTGACAACCTCAAAATCGGAGTCTCTTATTGTTTGTGTCGTATACGCCATTTTATACCCCTATATTGATAACATCTCTCGTTCAAAGTATTTAGTCAGTTCTTTTTCACGAACTTTATACTTTTTTGACACATCGGACATAGTTTTTTCAAAGCTATTTAGGAAATCAGAAGGCTTAGAGTCTAATTTACTGAATATAGCGTCCACAGCACCCTTCATCTTCGGAGATAACTTCTTATACTCCTTTGATTTACGGTGTTCATCTCTCTCTACGACTGTAGATTCATGAATCTCTTCAAACCGAATCATCTTCCTCAACCTTTACTGTAGAAACAATGTCTTTAGATATTTCTTTACGTTTAATTTCTAACGCATCTCCCACTTTATTAGAAATAGCGGAATTAAATGCATCTTGAGCAGCTACATTGTCACCAGTGACAATTGCATCAATCATTTCTTTACTCATTTTTTCTTTCCTTTCACGGTCATACTTTTATCAAATTCGTCCTCTGTGGGCTCTGGTTCCTCTGGTGGTGCTTCCTCTGGCGGTTGCATATCCTCTGGTGGAATACCAACTGCAAGGCCAACTCTATCTTTAGCAGACATTGTAGGATCGAGAGGCATACCCATAGGATCACTTGGTAATCTCTGAATACCATCGCCACCTTGTGGTATAACGATACCACCATCCATCGGATCACGTTCAGCCTCAGTTTTGATCTCATCACGTATTTGTTCAATCTCAGCGTCTGTCATGCGTAAGACTTTCTTTAAAACGTACTCTTTACTGAAGAATGTACCAATATAAGGTTCAATAGTACCTAACTGATTAAGACGATCTTCTAGTAATTCTGCATCCTTTAAGGCCGCAAAGTGACCATCTTCAATAAAATCAAACTGAATATGTTCTTGCATCACTGGCCAATCATCTGGGCCAATTACTCCTTTGAGGAGTAAGTTAGTCCTGAGAATGTCAGTGAATAAGGGAGTGAACTTTTTCCGAATCCGTTGTACAAATTTAGTGAATTTAAGTTCATCTCTTGTAATTTCTGTAGATCGGCCGAGTGTAAATCCTTGTTCAGATTCAAGTCGTGAAGCCGGCACGTTAAGTGAACGGTATAATTTTTTCTGGAAGTATTGTATATCATCGATTTCTCCTAGATTAGAACCGCCAGGCAATGTCGTAATTTCTGTTCCTCTACCACCTTCTCTTCGTGGCAACCAGAAGTCCTCTAACATTGACATATGATTTCGGTCATCTCGTATCTCACCAGTGTTTGCATCATACACCAGTTTATTACGATAACGATTCATCACATCTTTGAGATATTGTTCTGCCTTTATCTTAGGAAGATTACCAACATCAATATAAAATATACGGCGCTCAGGAGCCCTAGATATACGGTAAATGACAAGCGCATCTTCAATCATTCTCAGTTGATTTACTGGTTTGATTGCCTTGTGTAGATAAGACAAAACCCTGCCACTATTACCATCAACCAAACCAGATGGAACATAAGTTATAGCATCAGGCGCAATCTTAATTCCCTGAGAACCAGCTCCAGAGCCAGCTGACATAAGACCTTTTTCATTGTAGATGAAATACTCATCTATCTTTTTGATCATCTCTACGCCAGTCTTAGGGTCTTTATCTTTCTGTATCTCTCTAACTTTCTTAATCTTTGTGGGATCAACAAATCGTAGTTCTGTAATTCCTTTACGAGTATCTTTCTCATCAATAATTTTGTGATAGTAGACACGACCATCAACATACCAACGGCGAAAAATATCGTGTCCCTTGGCCTCAAAGTCAAGGAGTCGTAATATTTCTTCAAATTCTTTTCTAACTTTGCGTTTGATTTTATCCGAATACGGAAAACGATCAAGGTCAAGCGCAATCGCCTGATCCTTTTGGTTTGCAACGATACCTTCATTTACTATATCTTCAATAGCAGCGTCACACTCTGATTGTGTTGATATGTCACGATAGCGCCGAATTAAATCTAATTCAGTTTTCTCTCGACCATCTGTGTCTAGTATTTGTCCGAAAAAACCACCACCGGCAACGTCTTGTGTGCCGTCATCAGGAGTAGGGGTCGAGAACGATGTTCCCGCCCCTTGATCCTTTTTAGATCGTTCTATTCGGAATCCGAAAAGTTCAGCCATAATATCTCCTACTACTGACTATTTAGTAGGTTTGTAATTAGAAGTTAACTGATGAAGCTTCAAAATGTTGATATCTCCAAGTAACCTCAAATTCTTCAATTGCGTCTGCGGCTTCTGAAGTTAATTCTATATTACTAACTGTTGTTGGCCATGCGCTTCTAAAAATGTAACTCTTCAAAATGGTATCGTCACGATCAAGTTGTTCAACTGTCAAATCTGTCTGATAATCAGCTGGTGCAATAACACCAGTATTATCAGCAGCATCATTGATACCATTTGTCCACCTTTCCATGGCGTTACGGATCATAAAGTCCGTATCGTTCATGAACATGGTAGTCCAAGTTTCTGGTTCAGGCCTGTCACCAGCAATGTAGATACTTCTGCCTCTGAACGGAACAGCAATTTCACCTATATTTGTAGCTGGTAAATTAGAACTCCTAACCAAAAATGATGCCCTACGAACATCTAGTCCGATTGCAATACCCGGCGGAGGCGTAATAGTAACCCGAAATTGGTTAGCACGAGCGCCACCACCGATTAAGTTTGCTTTGAAATCATCGATCATTGCCATGATTAACCTCCTACCTCGCTAAACGATACGCCTGTGCGAACCGCTATAAAGTTTAGGGTAATGAAGTTGATAGACCGAGCAGGTTTGATGTAAATGTCACCAATAAACTCGTTTCGGTCAATGACTTCGCCTGTATTATTTGTACTATCTGCGACCACCTTAAAGTCAAAGATACCACGGCGACCTTGAACGTCCCTCAAGAAAGGCTCTACCAAGTTACGGAACTGTGCCCTTGTGAATTCATCGTTGAACTCAAAGAGTTGGAACTTAGCTGCAGTAGCGATTGCCTTCTCAAGAACCAAGAACAATCTACGCACGTTAATACGGTCAAATGCACTAGGTTTGGCAAGAGCAGTTTTATCTCCAAAGAGAACCACGCCTTGGCCAGGGAAGTTAACTACAGGATTAACCCTTGCACGATAGAGAATGTCTCGTTGTGCCTGATTAGGATTAAATGCCAGTTTGATTGCACCTCGCACGTTACCACGATTATAACCAGCTGGAGAGAACCAAGGATCAGCAACTGTATCCGTATTGGCACAAAGACCAGCAGTATCACCATTAAGAGGTACGTAGCGATATAAGTCATTGTACTTATCATACATGTACTTGTACCCACTATCGTATACCACATAAGACGATGAAGGTAATGTGTCGAAAGCGGCTTTTACATTTTCAACTGCAACAACTGGATCAGTTACGTTAACAACGTCTGACCTTGCAGGCGAAATAAATGCAACACAGTCTTTACGGAGTTCAACCAAATCGGTCAACATAGTACCGTGTGTGTCGAAAGCATCACCACTTGTTCCAGATGCATCAGATACACCAGAACTTGGCCCACCAAGAACAAGGTTGATATCCAAAGATTCTGTGTCAGAAAATTTGTCATATCCAATTTCCAGTTCACCAGCAGTTACAGAATAATCATCTGTGCCACCAGTAAGACCATCGTATGTTGGAGCATTTACAGCGGTGTAAGAACCACCAGAAGAAGGCCCATCCTGTACGATATAACTGCCAGCGTTACTAGAAGAACCATCAGTGCCATCTAAGATGATGCTGTCGCCCTCGTTTGAGCCAGTAGAGTCTGTACCGTTTAAATCGATCTTGTTAGAAGCAACTAGGTCTGTGCCCCAGTTTGTTCCAGCACCAAGATGATCCATCCAGTAAATAAAACTAGACTGAATATTAACTACGTTTCTGTAATAGTTTGTAGAACCTTGAGCAGTTTTTGCATTTGGGTTCTTTGAAACCCTTTCATATGTTTCAATGACAGAAAGAGTTCTTTGACTTGCAACACTATTTGCAAAACCAGTGATTTCACCAGTGGTGTCTGCAACAACGATATGCATTTCGTCAGCAGTACCCTTACCATTTTCAGTTGACCAAGCAGTTGTGCCTGGGCCACTCTCAAATAGATCGTAATACTTCCAACGTCTGCGAATGTAAGAGTCTGTCGCCAAATCACCGTTTAGTCCACCACTATTCGGATCGTCTAACTTACGAATAGTAATGTTGTTATTTGCGGTGTCTCTCGCTGTGACTTCGTATTCAATACCAACATGGTTTGTTGCGAATGTACCAAAACCACTATCTGTGAAGAATGATACAATGTCACCGACATTGATTTCATTATCAGCAAGGTCAACATCGTCAACCGTAACTGATGTGGCACCGCTTGAAGCCGCACCATTTACTTGGTTTGCACCAGTAATATTTTGTTCGTAGGCGGTAGCAGTTGCACAAATTGATACTTCTAACGCATTACCCCAAGAACCAGCAGTTCGTGCGGCCCATGGCCCAACACTTCCCTGCCCGTCTTCAAAACTCCCTTCGTAGTGTTCTAAACTACGAATTAGAAGGCCTGTTTCGGAACATGCGTTCAAAACACCCGATTCAGCCCTTACAACTCTAAGAGAGTTAGTATACTGCAAGAAGTTTGCAGCAGTAAACCACCACTCATAGTTTGAGTTGTTAGGCTTACCGAAAATACGTACAAGGTCTTCTTCAGAACCTATTGTAGTAACTTCGGACACGGGCCCTTTTTGAAATGGCCCTGCAATTGCGCCAATAGACGTTGCAACAGCAGGAACAACATTCGTAAGATCAATTTCTTTTACCTGTACGCCAGGAGAAACTAAAAATCCCATTTCTTTACTCCCTTTAGCTAAAGAGTTATTGTTCAGAATTATTTATAATTTTTACCTTCTTAACTTGCGTTTTTAGATGCCTTATAACATATAAATATTAACATGGGAAATGCACATTACGAAAAGTATAAAGACACTATAAAAAAGGTGGCCAGACGTAATTATCGCAAACGAATTGTGTTACTTAACGAGTGGCTCAATGACAAATCTTGTGTTCATTGCGGTGAAAGTGAGACTGTTTGTCTAAAGTTCTACCCTCACGACTCAGATATCCGAAAAATAACAAAAAGAGTTGGTGTAAATGAGGATAGTAGACAAGAAATCTTCCATCTTATAGGCCAATCTCAGATTTTATGTTCAAATTGTTGGATCAAGCTGGACAATGATTTGATTGAGTTAATTTAGTTGTATATATAATTATAGTGATTTGAAAAGATTAAGGAGATAGTATGAAATATGTTATTGCATTTGCAGCGAGTATTTTCGTTGCAATCTCTTCTGCTGTGGCAGAACCCCTTGTTCTTGGAACGACAAAAGGTAGTGCAAACTACCAAACTGGACTTGCTTTATCAAAAACCTTACAAAAAAGTGATATAAAATTATATCCACGCTCTTATAGTGGCACTGCCATATATGCAGCTATGGTTGATAAAGGACAGGTTCACTTTGGTATTTCTAACCCAACATCATTAAATTGGGCATATAATGGTATTCGCACTAGTAAAAATAAACACAAAAACCTAAGATTTGTAGCAAATTTACACTTCTTCAAAACTGGTTTGATAGTTCGTAATAACTCTGATATCAGAAGTTATGATGATTTAAGAGGTAAAAAGATGCCATCTGGATTTAGAGGTGCGCCTGGATTTCACTGGAATATCATACACAAACTATTAAACGCTAATCCACCTCTAACTTTTAAAGATGTTAGACCTGTTCCTGTGACATCTTTGCCTGGTAACTGGAAAGCATTTGACAATGGATACGTGGATGTGGCTATTGTTGCTATCGGGTCTGGCTCTGCAAAGAAACTTCATGCTTCAATTGACGGCGGTATTCGAATGTTGTCTCTGAACAGTGGAAGAGCAGAGGTACGACTGTTGGAAGGGTGGCCTGGATTTGAGGTTATCACAGTCAAACCAAACCCTAAAACACCCTCTATTCGAGCAGAGACAAGAATATTAACATTTCCTTACATGTTATGGGCTCACAAAGATGTTGATCCCCAAACTGTAAAGAACGTGGTTCTTGCAATTTACAAAAATGCAGAGGTATATCGTAAATCTTCGAAGATGGTATCTGGTTTTGATGAAACTAAGATGAACGCATTTGACGGTGGTGTGCCTTTACATCAAGGAGCGGTTCTTGCATATGAAGAACTTCATATGGCACGTAAGTAGTTATCTATTACCTGTCATTTTGTTATTGAGTGTGGCTGATGTAGATTTTCGCATCGGCCATCCTTTTTTTGATGAACAGTGGTACATATTGATACTACTGGTCAGTTTAGCATATGTTTTTAAAAATGCATTTATTTTTATTGGTGGGCCATTACTATTTTATTATTACCCTTATCTAACTGAATATCGTCCTGATAATCTCTTTATACTAGCAGTCCCACTAATTATAGCAATTATTATTGGTTGTTTCAAAACTAGTGGAGCATCCTTTGGTATTATACTCATAGCCTTTCTTTTGTTTCCGTTATCAGAAGACATAGACTACCTAGATTTTCTAAGTCATATTGTAATAGACAATACTGCAATGTTAGGTATGTCTATGGCTGTGATATGTGGAATTGTGTTTGTATTTGTACTCATAGGTCAACTATTGGTATACCTCGGAATAATCAACAGATTAGTTCAGTTTATTATAAATCGTGTCGATTCACCTGCCAGGGTTGCCATTCTGTCCTCTGCGGTCTTTGGCAGTGTGTCAGGTAGCGCTGTTGCTAATGTCATGAGCACAGGTCAAGTTACCATACCACTTATGATAAAATGTGGATATTCAAAGGTTCGTGCAGCTGCATACGAGGCGGTTGCATCTACTGGTGGTCAACTCATGCCACCGATCATGGGGGCGGCCGCATTTCTCATGGCAGAGATTTTACAGATATCGTATTGGGATGTTGTGCTAGTAGCTATTCTACCAGCTGTGGCGTTCTATGCTGTTCTTTTACTGAATGTACCGAAAATAAAAGGCAGGGATAGGGAAACCCCAAACTCGAATTCGGTATCCCCTCTACTTCCAGAAATAACAAAATCCATGAGTGGTCTGATTATACTGTCAGCCGCAATAGGTCTGATCATAGGTGTTATGGATCAAACTGCTCTTAATATTAGAATATCTTCTTTTATTATGGATATCTCTGGTGGTTACACCATAGTTGTTTTGTTATTCGTAGCTGTTCTTTGTATCGTCTTAGGAATGGGTATGCCAACAAGTAGCACATATCTGATAGTAGCAATTATCGCAGCCCCCACTCTAATTGACATGGGTATCACACCAATCTATGCTCACCTATTTGTTTTGTATTTCGGGGTTATCTCCATGATAACGCCACCTGTAGCGTTATCTTCTTTCACAGCCGCAAAAATATCAGGAGCTAACCCAATAGTAGTATCCTTACACTCTGTATATCTTGGATGGCCTCTTTATATTCTACCGTTCATCTTTGTCTGGATTTGAACAATACAACATAAGTTCTTTTGCTTCTTCATACATTCCGTGTCTTGATAGTTCCCCTGCTGCTCGAGCATAGCCAAACACTTGACATAGACGCCAAGTTTCCTTTAGAAAACTAACTGTAAAATTACGAATTGCTTCACACACATCACATGCGAAGTGAACCATTGTCATCGTGGACATTTCTTTCTCCTATTTTTGAAAATTGTGCAATGCAATATTGCGCTACTATGTATAAGGAAGGTATGCAAAAATGATGTGTCTATTTGACACACCATCTCTGCAATTTTTGCGTATCTAGTCTAATTCCTTCTTAATCTTTTCCACCAACTTTTT